GCTGTGAAGTCAATTTCGTTGCTCACCAAGTAGGTGCCGGACGGAAACACAAGTGTGCAGGGCTGTGTAGCCGACACCGTGTTGAGATGATTGACCGCCAGTTGGATCGCTGTTGTGGAGTCTGCGACACCGGTTGGATCAGCACCAAAATCAAGGACACTCACTGTCTCGCGCAACTTGGCCTGCACAGTCGTGCCGACTGCACCAGTACCTGCGGGAAGATACCCAACAAGGGATGAACCAGAAGATGCAGCATACGGCAAATCACTGACAAGTCCCGCTGCAAGTTGCGACCGAAGAATCCTCTTGGTCGTATTTGTGCTTGTGTCAAAGATGACGAGGTTGTCGTCATTGGCGGTGCTCGCGCCAGTGATCGCGTCAAGCTGCGGTATCCGTTTTGCCGTCATTCATATCTCCTATGAACAGGGGGCCAAAGCCCCCTGTCATCACACTGCCGCGCTAAACGGAGTAGCTTCAACACCTGTTGCGATGATGTTTCCATGAATCGCGTACAAATTTGCCGCCACATCCACCAACGTCAAGATGCCGCCAGCAAGACCGCCGGTTGTGCTGCCGTTCATCGTGATCGTATCGCTCGTAGTAGTCGTGCTGAACTCGGTGCCAGTGCCAGCAGCCTGATCCGTGACGAACAACGAACCCGACATGACATCGGTGTTGTCTGCGACCTGAATCACGTAGTTGTTACTGGTAACCAGAGTTTTGACCGTGAAGCGAAACACTGCGCCAGAACCAGTTGCAGCAGGTAGCGTAGCCACCACGCCAGCAGCGCGATCCAGCACAATGATCTTACTGTCATGGCTTGCGACCGTGACAGCCAGTGTTGCTGCGGTTGCAGCAACAAGACGCGACGACACATCTGCCGCTGCGTTGATCTCAGCCGCTGTCGCGGTGAGGTTAGTGCCCCCAATCTGCGGCGTCCCAGTGAGGTTAAGGTTGTAAGCCGTACCCCCATTGAGCGTCGGATTGTCTTGGGCTATGCCGGTATAAACACCCATGATCTTCTCCTTTTGTTAGACAGGGGGCCGAAGCCCCCCATCAGGTTACTCGTAACTTGCCGCGACATTTGCCACGATAGCGAACGCATTCACGACGCAATCGGTGGGTGCCGCAGTGTTGAGCAGAAGATCAATGGTGTCAGCCGAGGTCACAGCAGTTGGGTTCGCCAAGCTGGCAATCGTGTACCCCAGCGCGTTCGAGGCAGCGTTGTTCGCATAAGCGTCCGCAGCAGCCGGAGAACCACCAGTGAAACCAAGATCAAAAGTCGCCGTGGTGTTCGTAGACTCGACCGTGGTCACCTGCAAGCCAGCACTCAGCACCACCGAACCGGCAGGCAGAGAGATAACTTGCAGAGTGTCATTAGCAGCCAGCGCGGTAGCGCCAGCGGCGGCACGAGCAGCAACGATTGCCGCAAAGTCGAGCTTAACCTCAAACTTCGAGACTTCGGTGACGTTGGCGGGGAACGCAGCGGTTCCCTTGTTGAAGCCAAGAGAGTCGGTAAATGCAGTCATTTCAGTTTCCTTTCAGAGTTGAGTTGTGACCGATCAGAACTGAACGACAGCCTGAGACAGCGCCTCACCCTTGACAACCTTGTAGCCGTAGACCTGAAGGCCACGGATGATGTTGCCGAAGGTGGACTCAGAGCGGATGGTTTCCATGTTCGTCATCTGCGATGCGAACGTGAAGCCATACTTGTGTCCAGCGATGATGCTGTACTTACCAGAGGTCTTGTACAGGTTGTGGCTCACATACACGGTGAAGCGGTCGATCATGCCCAGACGGCCATTACGGACGATGGACATGCTATCGCCAGTCAGCGCAGCGTCCTTCAGTTCCGACTTCTTGATCAGGCCAGCCATCTTGGCGGGGATGACCACGAAGCGGTTGTCTTCGGGGGCGTTGGCTTCGTCCAGCACGGTACCCATGTCCACCAGCAGATCGACAACCGAGGTGGTGCTGGAAGCGCCATCCTTGGTCACGGTCAGCGGCGAAGCGTTGGTGCCGAGGTTGAACGAAGCAGAGATCGCACCAGCGGTCGCACCCTTGTTAGCGGTAGCGATACCGGGCAGGATGTCAGTCAGCACGCGCTGGTCGATCTTGATCTTCATACGCTCAGAAGCGTCCTTCGACCAAGTGTCCATCAGGTTGATGTCCGACTGAACCTTGTCCACATCGTCCTCAACGCAGGCAAAGTACTCGCCCTTGTCGATGACAAGTTGCAGCTTGGGCTTGTCCGGGTTTTCTACGGTCAGGGTCTGGCCCTTCACATAGTCACGGATCGTGATTTCCGGCGTGGTGCGGATATTCACGGTGTCACCGTACTGGCGAATTTCGCCTTCGTAGTCGGTGTTCGAGATCGCTGCGAGCACGGTGGCATCGTAGAAATTCTCGATGAGCTTACCCGACCAGATTTCGGGAATGAAGTTGCCCGAGTAATTCGGGCGTCCGGGGGAGACGGGGAAAGACATGATGAAACTCCTCTAATCAAGCATTAGCGACAATGCGATTTTCCCGCTGTGCAGCGAAAATATCGCGTTCGATTCGATCCCGTTCTTGCTCTCGGCCTTTGTACTTGCCCTGCCTGACATCATTGAAGAACTTCTGGATGTCTTGCGGACTGTACGTCTTGCCTTGTTTGGCAGTCGCAGGGGTACCGGTGCTTCTCGAACGACCGGGGGAAACCTGTTTCTCCAACTCAGAGCCAGCGGCGGAACCAGTGGATTGAGCAACGGTGGCTTGTCCAGTGGACTCTAGCCAAGCACGGAAGAAATTGGCAACTCGGCCCGCATCAAGCGAGCGTTGCGCATCGTCGAGGTAGGTCTGGCGTGTGATGCCCGTCAGCGGGTCGGCCTGCAACAGCCACGACTGGAAGTCGGGGTTGTCGTTGACCTGCCGGAAGCTGGGGACAGCCGCACTCAGATCAGCCCAGAACTGCTGCTCTGCGGACATCTGCTGACGGTGGGCTACGGCTTGCACCTGTGGCACCACACTGGTCTGCATCTGACGCAGGACTTGTTCGATCTGGGCAAGGCGCTGTGCCACGGGAACCAGTTCCTCGCGGGACACTTTGCGCATCACATCGAGCGACTCACCATACTCCTCAACATCCTTATCGGTGACGAGCTTGTCAACGACGGGCTGAGGCTGGTGTTGCGCAGCCGTCTGCTGAGCAGACAGCGAGGCCAGCAACTGCTCCATCTGCTGCACGCGCTGAGACATCTCGCGGTTCTGCTGGTGCAGGCGCGGGACTTCAGCGTTGTACATACCTTGGAGAGTGCGCCACTTCTGAGCATACGTCTCAGAGTTGGCATCTTCCGAAGTTGGTACATCACCCGTTTTCTGCTCATCTACGGGTGACGGAGCAGCTACATTCGGCGCAGGATTCTCGTCGGCGGAGGCAGGTGCAGAGTTTTCAACGGACGTGACGGTGCCATCGGCAGGCTTGCCTGTGTTGGCGTCACTGTTGAGTTGCTCGTACAACTGCTGTACAGCCTCGGTCTGTTTGCGAATTTGCTCTGGAAGGGCCATGTTGAACGCTCCTATCGGTGTGCGTGATTAGACGGCGAGTTTCGTCATAACTTTGCCGCCAAAGCAGGGGCTTGTTCCGCGAGATCAGCGATCTCGCTCAACACCTGACAGCGCCCCTGAAAGACTGCTGGGTGTTCTACCGCGCTAGGAAGCCGCTTCAACTCCCGCAACTCCCATTCCTTCAGCCATGCCAGAAACTCCGGGTGCTGACGGACAAAGAGGGCGAGAGCCTTCACGACTTGGGGTTCGGGCTTGATCATGCAGCCATACCCCCTGCGCGGCTCATCACTGTGTTGGCTTCCACTCCACCTTTGGGAGTACCGTCAGGACGCTCAGGGGTCGCGGCGGCAGGGGCTTGAGCTTGCTGCTGTTGTGCAGCCGCAGCCATCGCCCGAGCCTGAATGCGGCCCTGATAGTCAGACTTCTCCCGAGATGGAACAACTTCCTCCACAGGCATCTGCAACCCTTTCGCCACTTCCCGCAAGATCGTGGCGCGTCCATCCTTGCCGATGATCTCAAGATCAATCGGGTTGGCGGTTGCGTTGAGGAACTCGATGCGGCGGATGTTGACAGTCTCCTTGACCGCGAGATTGATCGCGCCCTTGGCAATGACTTCAACGTCGCCTTTGATCGACTCGTCTTCGTCGTAGCGCATGTTGTACACGAACTGGCGCATGACGATAGGTTTGACGACATCCGTGTCTATGTGCATGACCACCTGCCGGATACCTTTACCGGCAGCGCCCATCAGCATGGACAGACCGGATGAGGTACGCCCAGCGCCTTGCACGTTGAGATCGCCGTACACATAGGCAGGGATGCCGGAATGATCATCAGCCAGACGGCTGAACTTCTCATACACAGCCATGAGTTCACTGGCCCGCGAATCGGGCTGCGTGAAACGGATAGCAGGCGCACTCGACCCCACCGGGTCGTTAATCGTCTGCCAGATTTTCCACGGTGCGAGTTGCGTGATGTCCTCGTTGGGCGGCAGGCGTTCGACGTTTACCTCAACCTGCGGCCCGCTGCTGATCCCCATGTTGTTGACCAGCGCACGAGCCGCAGCGTTGCACACCCCTTGCAGGTCTTCAATGATCTCGGGGATGCCCTTGCCCCAGAACGCACCGGGGCACTTGATGAACGAAGTCTTGCAGTACGGCTTTTCCCCAAGGGGGTCATAGTTCAGCACCGCCTTGATGACGACATTACCCACCATCCAGACGTTGGCGTCGTACTCACGGGCGTCATCGGGAACTTCCTCCTCGGACAGCCCCCACTCGCGCAGCATCTTGCCGCTGACCTTGCCCCAGAACTCCAGCGCGTCGAACTCGGTCGTCGGGCGCATGTAGCTGTAGTACTTGCGCTCCTCCTCGTTCTTCTGGAGTTCGACATCCTGATTGATCCACGACTGGCCGTTGCCGATCTCCAACACCTTGCGAATGGCATCGTCGTCGTAACCGGGCACGCCGATCAGGTCGGACAACTGCATCCGTGACAGCGGGTGATACTGGAACAGGTAGCCTTCGTGGATGTTGCTGATCCCCGGCTCGGGGTAAATGTAGAACGGATCAACCCGCTCGTACTCCGGGCCAAGCCGCTCAATCGGCTCAACCACAGTACGACCCATCGCATCAGTCTTCCACCCCAGCGCACGCTGACGGCGAACAACCGGCCCCTTGATGAAGGCCGCAGGGAACGTCACGAGGTCGGTGATGAAGTCGTTAAACGAATCTTCCCAACCGCCCTGCGCGAACTGATCTTGAATCTTGATTTTCATGCGGTCAGCGCGTAGCTGCGCCTGCCGCAAAATGTCGAAGCGATAGTCCTGAGACACCATCTCTTTGAGTTCACGCATCTCCTCTGGGTTCGGAGCCTTGCCGTACTCCTCGACAATCTTGAGTACCTTCTCTGCGAAGATGCCCTGCACCTCCCGCGCCTGCATCGGGGACAGATCGGGGATGGGGGTAGCGGTTAAGTCCCACGGAGGTGAGCCATTGTCGAGCAAGATGTCACGCAACCATGACTCAGCCGCACGGCACTTGACCTCCGTGACCATCATGTAAATCTCGGAGCCACCCTGCGAGCGAATCTGCCGCAGTTTGTCGGCATCGTACTCGCCGTTGCGCTGCCGCAGAGCCTGCAACATTTTCTGCTCAATGGGGCGCTTCGCCATCTCGGCGGCGTCCCAGCATTCGCGCAGGTAACCCGCCAACCCGAGGATGACAGATTGATTCTGGCGTTCCTGCAAAGCGCGGTCGGAGGCTTCTCGCTCTTGCCGCGCAAGTTCGGAGTTCGATACAACTCGCAGGAATGTCAGTCCAGCCATCGTGCTTACTTCCAGTGGGAGCAGCTATTACCGTATTCGCCCTCGTCCATCTCCTCACCCTTGACGATTTCCATCGCCATGTACGGAGACGCGCCGCCGTTGACCAGCTTGGCGGCTTGCTTGAGCTTCGGAATGTTAGTGATGGTCTGCGTTTTGTTGAGGTCATCTTCCTCGCGCAGAGCTTTCATAAACAACTTGCCGCCAGTCACTTCCTTGGGAGGAAGCGAGCGCATGTCGTAACCCATTTGAGGCATCTTCGCCCGCACCCCAGACGTATCCATCTTGGGATTTGTTGAGAAGATCGTGAATGATTTGGTAGCCATGTCGCCTCCTTACGGCAGGGTTCTACCAACAAGTATACAGGGTGTCAAGCAAAAAGAAAGCCCCCGGAAATACTCACGGAGGCTAAATCCCAACTGGAGTTGAAGGGAGGAGAGGTGACAACTGCTGAAGGAGCAGTGACGACAATGTATCACGTCCATCCGGCAGCAGCAACAACCTTGACCTCACGACGCTGTGGCATATAGTGTCCCTCCCCCGCAGAAGCGATGTGCAGCATCAGGTACTGTAGCGCCTCGGGAACGTGCGAGTGTTTGTTCTTGTCGAT